AGCCTTAGCACGAAGCAACTCAGAAGAAGAAAGATTCAGGCGGGTTGCCTGCTCTTTAAGCTGACGGATAAACGCCACTTTCTGTCGGGTAGCCTCTGCCTCAGCCTGCGTAAGAACACGGGTTTTCGCCGTAACCTCAGAAATCAGCGCCAGATAATCCTGCTGACCAATCCCGCCACTGTTTCTGGCCTGTCGGATCTGCTGCTGAATACGCTGTAATTCCTGCAGCCCCGCACTGACCTGTTTCACACTGTCAATCTGACGATAAAACGCGGCAGCCGCTTTATCCTGAGCCTCCGCCAGAGCCATGGCCTGCGCCTGTTCCTCGCGCATTTTCTGGCTCAGTACCTCCATACGCTGGCGGGTTTGCTCCACCTCGCGGGCCATGCGTTCATGAGCCTGTGCGCTCTTCTCCACCGTCTGCGCATGGACGGATGCGGCTGTTGCAGCCGAAGAAGCCGCCTGCATTGTCTGCCGGGCGGCCTGAGTCTGACGCTCCATAAAACGCTGCATACGGGCAGAAGACCGTTCTGCATCGCTGGCTGCACCATTCAGAAGGTTTTTGATACGGGGAATTTCATTTTTAAACTCTGCCGCATCAATCCCCAAATCAATGACCAGGTTGGCTATCTGGTCCATAACGCACACCTCCGGAAATACTTTCCCCAAGATGCATCAGTTCTTCGTCCGTTCGCTCCGGTATCCCGTTCTCTTCCGGTAAAAGGCTGAAATCAGCCACCGCAGCATCACTGCTACCGGACACCATTCTCACGATCAATGCCTTCAGCGAGGCAAACTGCGCATCCATCCACACATCACTGAAGCTCTGCATCTGGAAATAATCGCCCCATTCACCAAGCTCAGTGGCCGACATTTCCGACAGCATCCGCCGCCAGTCTGCCCGCCGGAACTCCCGGGCAAGCCGCATGACAAACTGCATTTCCCGCGTCAGGACTTTTCCGGCGTCAGCACCTCATGCTCCAAATCCCCGGCATTCTCAATGGCTCCCATACCGCTCAGCGACAGAACCATCTCCGCCCCCGCTCCCAGGGCATCATACGACCATGTTGTAATAACGGATGCGCAAAGCGTCTCAACATCCTGAGACTGTTCCGCATTCCACAGTGAACGGGAACCAGCCAGGCATGATATCCATCCCCATCCGCAGAAAAGCAATCTGTCGTTCAGCCTCCGGCAGTTCTCCCTCTTCGGCATCAAACTTTGCCGTTCGCTGCTGAACAAACGCCAGATATTCAATTCTCTGCAGCCCGGACAGCTCACTGAGCACCACGGACTGCTTTTCATAATTAAACGTGCCCTGTTTCAGAAACATCATGTTCTCCACCTGCAAAAAAGCCCCGGATAACCGGGGCAAATGATGAGTATCGTCCTGTTAACCTGCGGCGCTGACAGCCACCGCAGTCACAGCCACAAAATCGCCGTCAGAAGTCATGCCCACAATGCTGACACTGCCCTGCTTCACGCCTTTCACCGTGGCCACAAGCCCGTTCAGGGTCACCGTGGCAGTCTGTGGATCTGTCGAATGCACACTGATCGCTTTGTCACTGGCTCCGTCAGGTTTACTGTAAAGGTCAGCGTGGTGGTTGCTCCCACTTTTACACTGGCAGATGCCGGTGCCACCGTCAGCCCGGTAACGCTCACTGTTTCAGTGCCTTCCTCTGCCAGATACGGACGCCCCACACCGCTGATTTTCACTGTGCGGGTCATCACGTCTTTTGAGGCAATGGTTTTACCCAGTGAGCTCAGCCAGCCACGGAAAACATCAACAGTGCCGTTGGGATATTTGATACGAAACGCGCAGACTTCACCGGAGTCGAACAACTGAACCAGTTTTCTGCCCGCTGTCACCCGGACGCCAGGCCAGCGTCGCCGAAGTATCACCAACGGATTCTGCCCCTGGGTTGTCGTTTCCAGTCTGCATCTTCATCATCGAGATAAGTGTCATCTTCTGCATCAGCGGTCATTTCGCCAGGTTGCAGATCCTTCACCATCGCAAGACGCAGCCAGTCAGTGTCCGACAAAGGGTTCGCAAATGCGTCGCCGTTGCCGGTATACATCCAGAACGTCGTCCCCGCACCTTTCGTCTTTGCCAGTGGATTTGGTGTGGTCATTACCACCTCCTTAATTCGTGTACGTGATCTGGTACGTGATTTCCGCCATCGCCCAGGTGGCCATCTCATTATCACGTTGATAGTTAAAACCGAGTGGGATCAGAGTGTCGATGAGTCCGGAAAGTGCGGTACATCATTCAGGCCGGAAAATGGTGCTCTCCATCCACATATCCAGCTCTGAATCCGGTGCCTGTGCCCGGATGAAGACGGCAATATGCAGAACAGCCTGCCAGTCATCTTCATCCGTCATTTTTCCGGTGTACTGAGCATCACTCAGCCACACCGCCACGGCAGGCAGTTCCTGCGCATCAATAAATGCCGGAAGCCCGTCAAAAAACGTGGCGCTGTCTCCACACTGTTCCCGAAGGCGTGCCAGTACGGCCTGGCGGATTTGTGTATGTCGGTTCATCGGGTCAGCCATAACCTCAGTTGTTGTTTCAGTGCATACCCCAGCTGTTTCGGCATTTCCGCAGCAATAATGCGGTCGCGGGCATCTTCAAATGCCTGTGTCAGCGGTCCGGACAGCGGGATTTTCACCACATCAATGGGGTAACGATTTTTGCCATCAATACGCCGCATCACATGCCAGCGACCATTCGCCAGTTGCTGAATAAACGCATCCCGGAAAAGATATTTACCCACCTTCAGCACACTGCCACGGTACTGCAGTTTTCCACCACGCCGGGCCAGTCTGACCCGGGCTGTCCCCAGCTTAATGGCGGGCAGATTGCCCCGGTTAACGCGGATCCTGGCCGTCATTTTTCCTGACGGACTGGCTTTAAACACCCGGACACGCTGACGTATCAGTTTCAGGGGGATCCCTTTCACCTGGTTATCTCCCGCAACGGTATTCCCGGCAACCTGCCGGGTGGCAACCGAGACCGCTTTCTGTGCCACACGGTTTATCGCCCATGCGCTGGCCTGTGGCACCATACGGGTATCAAGGCTGTTCAGATTGCGGATGGCATTCTCAAGCCCCTTCATCCCACGCCTCTTTACTCAATAAGATCATTGGCTTACCGTTAAAGCGTTCATGCCGTGTGACCGTCCATTGTTGTCCGTCATAAACAACGCGATCCCCGCGCCGTGGGCGGTATCCCGAAGAAAACACCACCAGAGAGACCGCAGGTCCGGACAGAGCATTCAGCTCTGCCAGTGTTTCTCCCGGGATCACGGTCATATCGACATCATTAATCGAGGCTGTCTTTCCCACTCTTTCTGACCGTGATAGCATCCATACGCGCTGCCAGCCGGGAAAAGGGATCAGACATTGAGTTTTACCGGCACTTCTTCTGCACTGGTTCCGGCATCTGCCCAGACCAACCCCGACAGCGATCAGAGCCGCTGTTAGTCAGCTGAACTTTTCCGGACTTCAGATAAACCTTCTTACCCGTTTTCATGTCATCCGTTTTCAGCTTAGGCAGCATAAACACACCTTCGGTCATACCGTCGCCTGTTTCACCCTGTGGAATATCGGTCAGCGCCACCGCAAAAACATCACCCACCTGCACCAGATCTCCGCTGCTGATGGCTGCACTGGCAACAATCGCCACCGTTTTTCCTTCTTCTACAAAATTCTTTGCCATAACTGTCCCCACACAGCCCCGTTCAGGGGCTGATTTCAGATACAAAAAAGCCCTTACGGGCCATCAGAGTTGTTGTCTGCGATGTTTACGCCGTACATTTCACCAGACCGCGGTGATCAACTGGCGCGACACCGGCGTCAATACGCACTTTCGTTGTCACGCCATCCACACTGAAGCCCTCCATCTGATCAATATATGGCGTATCCACACCGTTGAGATAAGCCACTTCAATCGTATCGGAGCCTTTTGACGCAGCCAGGTAGAAGGTGGTCTGGCTGTTATCATCAAGACGAGGCTCTGCAATAACGGTCGCAAAATCTTTCACCGGGTTAATAATACCGGCGTTAATGTCAGCCCCCTTGACACTTGAGGAGCGAATGACCTGGTTAGCAACAGACTCCATCGCCGTCGGTACCAGTACGAACGCAGGACGAATATTCAGATGACGCTCCCCCTCTTTCTGAACACGCATCAACTGGCGGGCTTTATCCAGCGATGCCACGTCCATTGCAGCGCCCTCCAGTACGTTTGCATGTTTCGCTTTATCGAACAGACTTACATTATCTGTGGAGATTTTCGGGTTAGACGTCAGAATGGCATAAACCAGATCGGCAATAGTGGATTTCGCCGCACGGCCCAGCTTCATCGGGACATCGGTCAGCATATTCAGATCATCATTGATAATGGCCTGACGGGTGATACTGAACAGCTCGCCATAGGTCGCCAGTGCAATAGTGGCCTGTTTATCTCCGGTGGTGACGTATTTATATTCCGCCCCTTCACGCACCTGACGCAGAGCACTGAAGCCCCCCATACCCACGCGATGGGCAATTTTAAAATCAGACAACTGACCTTTCCGCGTCCACTGTTCATAGGTTTCAGGGGCATCTTCCCAGCCCTGCAGAATGGCTTTGTTCGCAACATCCAGCAGAATATTACCGAAGTCAGACGTACTGTGTGTGAACGCCGCACCGACCATCTGCATCGGGTTATAACCGGAAACCCCAATACCCCGTTCAGTCAGTGACATACGGGCATATTCACGCAGGGTCATCCCGTTGTAGACATTATCACGTTCGGTTTTTTCAAATCCGGCACGCGCCATCAGCGCCTGGCGGATCCCGTCCCCCACAAAATTACCGTTACCGGCATAAATATGAGCCGGGGTATTTTTATTGGATGGCGTGGACTCGCGCCCCATCTCGTTCAACAGCTTTTCGCGGGCCTGCTCCAGCGAACATTCAGGATCGGCAAGACACTGAGCCTGCAGCGTCTGATAACGCCCGCCAAACATGGCAAACAAATCATTAATACCGTTTACACGCGCTTTTTGCTCTGCCAGTACCTGCGCACGGATACTGTTTTCATCCACCACGGGTGCTGCTGCCTGCACTGGCGTCCGGGAGGCTACAGGTTCATTATCCTGTACGCGTGGAGCACTGTTGCGTGGCGGAGTAATCATGTTTCGAATGGATTCCGGCATCTTTTTAAATTCCTCTGTACGTTTTGACTGAATACATGCCATTGCCTTAACGGCTGGCGTTACCTGATCAGCAAATCCATGTGCCAGACATTCGGCACCGGACATCCAGGTCTCATCCGCCAGCATGGCAGCAATTTCATCGGTGTTTTCCCGGTTTCTGTGCATAAGCGGGTAACAGAACCGCCTCAACCTTATCGAGCAGGTCGGCATAGGTGCGCATGTCTTCCGCATCACCGCCCGTAAAGCCAAATGGTTTATGAATCATCATGAAGGTGTTTTCCGGCATAATGACCGGGTTTCCCACCATCGCAATGACCGACGCCATTGACGCCGCCACACCGTCGACATAAACGGTAATGGACGCACCATGTGTTTTCAGCGCATTAAAAATGGCGATGCCTTCAAAGACATCGCCACCCGGTGAATTAATATGGAGATTAATGTGGGTGATATCGCCCAGTGCATTCAGATCACTGATAAACTGCTTCGCTGTAACACCCCAGAAACCAATCTCGTCATAAATATAAATATCCGCGTCACTCTGGTGACCAGCCTGCATCCTGAACCAGGAATTATTCTTCGGACTGGTCGTCGGTGTGCTGCGGCTCCTGTCGTTTCGTTGCGGCACTGCTGCCTCCTTTATCACTGGCCGGATCAGTATCAAATACCAGATCCAGCTTGCGGTTTTCATCAATTTCGGCCTTGCGCCGACGTTTGACATCATCCGGATTACGACCACCAGCACGTACCCAGTCTGATTCTGTCGCCGCTCCACCACGAATCTGGATTTTCCAGGCCTCAGCCTCCTTAACAGGGTCAATCCACGGCATCACTGGTCCGGAATACACCGCGGTATACAGTGAAGAACGGTCAAGATCGCGGGGTAGCCTGATAACACCGGATGCCACAGCCTGTTTCAGCCAGGCACGATACATCGGGCGGGTGACGGCACCAATAAACCAGTCCTGCAGGATCAGGTAGCCATCAGTGGATTCAACCAGTTCCTGACGCTGGGCGCTGTAAGTGCCGTTATAGTTGCGCGCTGTACTGGAAAAACTCAGACGACTGCCCGCCGCCACGGCACGCAACTGACCATTACGAAAAGTTTCAAGGTTAGGATTGGGACGATCCGACTCACCATTCCGATTTCTTCGCCGGGTTTCAGATCGTCGTAAATAATGCCTGGCTGAATGGTAAGCTCGCGTTCATTCTCCTTGCTGTCATTACCATCCGTTTCATAGCTCTGTCCGTCGCCTTTGCGGATGTACATCCCCAGAGCAGCGGCGACCCTTGCTGCAGTCAGCTCAGAATCTTCATACTCTTTCAGGGCGCTGAGGCGGATCAGCACACCGGACAGTAAAGACGTCCCGCGCATCTGGTGCAGACGGCGAACAAATTTAAGATGCAGCATTCGCTCTGCATCCACTTCTTTGGTTTCCATCTGCCGTCCGGATACAGGACGGCTTTTATACACCAGATATTTTTCGGGACGCCCCCAGTCATCAACAAACACGCCCTGATTCAGCCTGTTGCTCTCATCACTGGTCATGGGAATAAAGTCCGGCTCGAGCGCCTCCAGCCAGAAATGAACACCGGCAGAAGGCGTCAGGCTGTTTATGCGCCCGGAAACCATCTGGGCAAACACCTCACCATCGCGCAGCCAGGTACGCAGCATCAGACGTTCCAGCATCGGACGGGTAAACTGCCCGGTGACTTCCGGGCTGACAGACCATTCACTCCATCGGGTGCGAATCTCCGCTGCCAGGTCACGGGCAATGGCCCCATTGCGTAATACCGGATGTGGCTCGACAATAATCCCGTTTTTCCCCACCACCCGTTCTTCCAGCTTGTCAAATACACCAATAACCAGATCGTGGTTGTTATCAAGGTAACGGGCCTGCTCACGTAACGACACGGCCCCGTACTGGCTTAACTGGTCGGCAGTTCGGTTCTCCCGCCGGGCTTTGTGTGTCCGCGTCGTTTTTACGGCCTCATAAGCCTGGATCACCGCACGGGAACGCAGCCTTGCCGCTTTCCATCCTGGTGAAAAAACGCCAATCACATCATCAAGAATTGCCATCAGAACCTCGCCAGCCGGTACCCGGGATGCCCCCGTCGTCGTGTAATCAGAGCCGCAAGGCGGCGCTCCCACTCCTGCCGTCCCTGCCGGATCTCAGATAAGTTTTCCATGGTCATCTGCTGACCATTAAAGGTGACGGATTTTCCGTCCAGCACCGCCATTTCAGCTTCTGTATAACGCTGAATCATGGCTTCGATATCATTCTGGTTCATAACCATCCTCCGGAAGTCAGCCAGGGGTTAACATCGTCAGTTACTGTTTTCTTCCGTTTTTGTTTTTTAACAGGCGTGGATACCGGTTCCGGTGAGGGTGACGGTTCGGTACTGTCCGGGACACACTCCAGCCAGGTTTCCCGGCTCGCCCATTCCGGTGCATCCGGCCAGCGGATCTTTTCGTATCCATGCAGAATGACCAGAGCCTCGGCATACACCATCAGGTCAAAGGCTTCGTTGGCACCGCGCCCCGGCTTACTCCATTTCCCGTCACTGCTCCGCTCTTCATACGTCAGTTCGTCGTAAAACCAGCTCCCCAGCCAGTCAGGAAAATGCACATAGCCGGGACCTGGCGAGTCACGCCATAACGCGTTATTCACCCGGTCTTTCAGGGCATCCGTCTGAAGAAGCCAGAGCGGCACATCACCTGCGGCCTGCGCCCGTCGGCCCGTTCGTCCGGTGTTATCAGGGAATGTACGAGTGATCAGTTTTGCGTGCCGGATGCTGTCGCCCTTAAACAGGTAAATACGTTTGCCAAGGCCATCACGACGGCAACGACGCCAGAATTTATAGGCATTATCAGTGACCCCGTCTTCACCGCCGGAGTCCACCGCCATTGCCATCAGTCGCATTTGTTGAGAAGGATCGGAGGCCAGCGGCCAGCTTTTATGAAAAACATCCGTCAGCAGGACATCCCAGTCTTCCGGATAGCTGGCCGGATCAATTCGCTGGACTCTCCCCGTCGCTGTCACCGCGCAATGACTGCGTGATGTTGTAACGATCAATAATCCAGAGTTCGCCACGGCTGCCATAGCCCGTTACCTGAACCACAAAACGGCGATGACGTCCCGCCTGCACATCCACTGTCGCCACAAGGAAATTAACGCCATCCGGCACACTGCGGGAAGGAACTGGCTCTGCCCGCTGCTCAAGCAGTTCACTTTTTCGTTGCTCCATGCTGGCGCGGGGAAGATAAGGTAATCCCCAGTCAGTATTGATAACCGTCTTGAGTGTTTCTTCACTTCCGGTTGTCTCGTATTCCTGTTCTGCAGTAAGCAGTTTGTAAACGAGTTGCGAGAGTGTCTGGTAAGCAGCTGCCGGACCCTCCATCCAGAATGACGCAATACGTGAGCGTCGGGGATCACCATAACGACTGCCATCCGCATTGATGGATTCACCATCCCGCAACCAGACCCCACGTCCGTTCAGCTCACGTTTTTGTTCAGGCATAATCCGTCCTGAACAGGAAGGACACTGAATATAAGCCGCCTCACTTGCCAGCACGGGATCGGCAATATCACGGAAACCAGCAACCACATCGCCGCAGGGCTGAAAATACTCACCACAGTGTGGACAGGGCCAGTACCAGCGACGGCGATCGCCACGGTTATAGAGCGACAGTATCCCCGTGGTTGGTGGAGCCTCATGCGGTGAAGTCCGTCGCCATTTCACATCCTTCACATCCCTGCCGGGGGAACTCTCCACCAGCGTCATACCACTGGACATAAATGTTGTGGTACGTTTTGAGGCAAGAGAGAAAGCATCCCCCTCGCCATCAATATCTTCCGGAAAACGGTCATAATCCGTCAGCGCGACGCATTTATAATCTGATGAGGACATGATATTGACTGACGGCCAGCCGATTTTCAGGTAGTTACCAGCAAGGAATGTTCTGTCATAAACGTTGTTGTCATTTTTGTTCGGACTCAGGCGACTGACCACTTCCGGGCTGACGCGAAACGTTCTGGCGAGCGTTTTTTGGAGTGTTCGCGGGCTTTTTCCTCCGTCATCTGAATGATCAGCATATCAGCAGGATCGCAAATCACGTTGTAAATCACCCAGCCGTCAATCAGGCCGATAGTCTTGCCGGTTCGTGCCGGGCCAACAAATATAACTGCGTCGTATTCACGCGAGGCCAGGCAGTTCATCGGCTCAATAACATACGGTGCCACCAGCGGATCCCACGGGACTGAGTTCCCTGCCCCCATGGGCACCCGCATATACTGAGCAACGGCATCAGCAACCCGCATTCGCCTCGGTGCGCGAAGGATATAACCTGAATCGGTTCGTGCTGCCTTTGCGGTTTCCTGATTCAGCATTACTCCTCCTGCTGTAATTCCTCCTCATCATCCGCACCTGCTTCGGTCACCCGCAGGGCTATCTGATCGCGCAGATCATCAATAATGGACTGAACACGGCTCACAGCGGCAGGCTGCAGACCGCAGTCACGTTCCAGAATATCCGGTAATGTCTCCAGTACCTGCACGACCGCTTTTGCCCAGATGGCAAACTCCCGTCTGACATCACTGGCCGGAATGAGTTGCGCCGTTTCCTGTTCGAACTTAAGACGCTCACGTTCAGACTGATACCAGGCTTTGCGCTCATGCGCGTCCATTTCGCCTTCTGCAACCGGCGGTGGTAATGCCAGAAATGCCGACACAATATCAACCACCCGATAAAGCTTGAGGTTGCTTTCATGCCCCCCTGCAACGGGTAGATTTTGCAGCCTTGCCGCAGCAGTCTGGCGATGTACACCTGACAGTGCCGCCAGTTGACTGATATTCAGCGTCAGATTTTTTAACTCTCGATCCATACCCGCTCCAGAATGTTTTAAACATGCATCTTGCGAACAACTTTAGGCAAACGGTGTTAGTGATGAACAAAAAACAATCAAAATCGACACCATAAAATAAAACTAATGTAATATCAATGCATTACAGTAGTGGTGATGACGAATGAAATTTCAAAAACTAGCCTTTTTCCGCGACGCTCCCGCCCCGTGGCAGGCCACCCCACCGGGAGGACCCGTCAGCCTGACAGCCATGACGAACGTCTTATACAGCCCTTGCATGAATGGCATCGGGATAATCCAGAAAGGAATAGCATCGACCCACAAGAATCTGTGTGAGTGTCCTGTTTCTTCCACCCCCGCACAGGACTGGCGAGCATGAGGGACAACCCCGCGAACCATAACCGCGCTGATGACAGGACTGGCCCGGCTTGTATTGCTTCCAGCCTTCGCTTTTGTGGCTTTTGCAATAGCCTGACGGATCTGTGGTGGTATTGCGGTAGCCGCGAACACGGCAGGTTTTTGGGGTTCGTGGGGGCATATGTACTCCAATGAAGAAGCCACCAACATAGCCTCCTCCATTTATCGTGAAACTATTTTCATCTACCCAGTAATGAATTCTTTGAAGAGTCGAGATCAATACAACTCACTGATGGGAGAGGCTTGTCTCACGCGTAAGGCAAGTTTCCTGTTTGATTTACTGGACAGTATAGGGGGGCAGAATGCCTTCCTCACTCGAATAACATCAATTACGGAGCTTCAACACGGGTCAGTCGTGGTATGGCGGCAGCCGCGAACTCGGCATGCTTTTGAGGTTCGAGGGAGCATATGTACTCCAATGAAGAAGCCACCGACATAGTCTCCTCCATTCGTCGTGAAACTATTTTCATCTACCCAGTAATGAACTCTTTGAAGAGTTGTAATCAATACAACTCGCTAATGGAGAGGCTTGTCTCACACGTGAGACAAGCTTCCTGTTTGATTTACTGGACACTATAGAAGGACAGAATGCCTTCCTCACTCGAATCACATCAATTAAGGAGGTTCAACATGTTTCATTCCACAAGTCATCAGGCTGTAATTATGGCAGCATCAGTTTGTGCCACAGACCTTTTCCGCTTCACTTTGAGCCTGATTCATTTCTACCTGACCGGCTCGCCTCTATCTTTCTAATCCCCGATTTATCCAAATTTCACTGCCATAATGCCGACATTCTCTGCCATTGTTGGCTCCGTTTATCCGTTAAAAGGGAAATCAGTTAAGTTATCCCGTGCAGGGTATAAGCCATTATCAAACCCACCCGTAGATAGGCTTTGTAATGGCTACTTCTTCAGAAATGATTCGATGAATTCACGTCGAGGATGACGATAGTTCAGAATATCTTCTGGCATCCTCATAAAGCGGTTGTTGCCGTCTTTGGCAGTAACAAAACAGCTGTGAACTCCGCAGACATCCGTTTTGATCGTGTCGCTATACTCAAAAAGCAACTGAGCCATCTTCTCTTGCCATTCTGGAGGCATAGCCTCCATGAATACTCGCGGCATCACGCAGAACGACGCATGCGTAAGACCAAACCACAGTTGCAGGTCTTTACGATATTCTTCATCCATCGTCTTTACCTTTGTTGCAATAAAAAGCCCCGCGAATGCGAGGCTAAATCCTGGTGTTTGTGATGACTGGCTCTTATCTAAACGCAGCCCCTTACCGCGCGCCAAATGCTCAACTTTAAGCATCAGCAATGAGATGTTTAATCTGGATTCACTCCAGAAGTGATCACCACCCTGTCTACAGAACCAGATGTGAAGGATGATGAGTAAAATTATCTCTATCATCGAAGGCATTGCGTCCTGATATATTCCTGAAGCGTTCTCAGTGCTGTCTGGTCTCTGATGATTCCGTCCCGGATACCGAGAACGTTTCGTCCAGCAACTGGAGAGAGTTCGACGGTGGCATCATTGCCCATACCGGAGGCGCTGGAGGTTTCGGCTGAGGATGGCACAGGGCATTTTCCTTTGACGAACACCCGACCACCATTATCAAGCTTGCGCCGAAGAGCATCATTTTTAGCTTTCGCATCAGCTAACTCCTTCGTGTATTTAGCATCGAGTGCATCAGCAGCACGCTGGCGCTGCTGCATGTCAGTAATGGTGGCGGTCGCCTGCTTCAGCTCACTGACTTTTTTATCACGCTGTTCTTTATAGGCGATGGCGTTATCACGATAATGATTGACCGCCCACGACAGGCAGACGATGATGCAGATAACCAGAGCATAAATAATCGCGGCGACTCTGCTCACTGATCTATCCCCCAACAGGCTAATGCGCTTTCCTGGTCACGACGAATAACTTGCCCATAGCAGTTATTTGAACGTATGCGGCAATCGCGCCCACCATCTTTTATCCACCAGCGAATCGCCTCGCATGCACCTTTACGATCACCAGCATTCAGCCGCTTATAAAACGTCGACGGGAAACACTTACCGGGGCCAATGTTATAGGGACAAAATGACGCGATACCCGCTTTTTGTGGTTCGGTCAGTGGTACTTTAATATTGCGCTCCACCCATGCCAGCGCCTTATCACGCTCAATGGCGTTGACCTGGTCGCATTTTTCCTTCGACAGTTTCATATTGGGAAAAACGGTTTTTCCATCCACCACTGTGGCACCCCGACAGATGGTCCATATGCCAGAACCATCGCGGTATGCCATTGTGTGGTTACCTTCTTTTTCGTCCAGAAACTGGTCAAGTATCTGAGGAGCAGATGCGCCAGCACCAATCAGCGCCAGAACGGCAGCCGACAGGCCGTATCTGATTTTTGCGTTCATGGATATTTATCAGGATTTATCGGTTTCTGCCCACGGACAGGTTTATCTGTTCCGGTCAGTGACTTAAGGTTGTGATTCCGGAGGAGTCTTCAGAGAACCAGTAATCCTTCCCGGTAGCTTTCCTTTGTAGGTTATCCATACATTCTGCGCCTCTAAAATTACGGGGCGCTTTTCCGGCGACTGCTCATCCCCTTCACATAACCCGGCAGCGACATCCAGGAAGACCTGTCTGATGCTCCTTCTGGCCGCTGCCTCATAAAACTCCAGCGCAGCACCTTCAACACGGTCCAGCGAGATGTCCAGGTCAAAAATTTCACCGTCAAAGCGTTCTTTGTCCTGTAATGCTAAAGTTACCGTAACTTTATTCTCAAAATTGCGGATCCCTTTCACAATCAGTTCATAGTTTTGAGTCATTGAATTACTCTCCCCGTGCAGCCTTACGCTTGTCTTCTTTAATCTTGAAATAAAGGTTTGTCAGATACGTCAGCAAGCCAAATACCAGACTACCCAGCACACCTATTGCCGCCCACTGTGAGGGCGTGACTTTATCGAGCAACTGTAAAAACCAGTACCCGGCACTACCTGCTGAGGTGCCATAGGCGACACCCGTTGTTAACTTATCCATGGATTTCATAACCCCACCTCGCAGATGCGGGTGCTGTGTAATGGAAATAAAAAGGCCACCTGACGTGGCCACCAGATTATTTCCCCACCAGCTCGTTTATCTCTTTCACTGTCTGGTTAAACCGCTCTGACTCAAGCTCAACACCTAAGGCCCGACGCCCCAGCGCCATTGCTGCTTTTATTGTGGAACCGGATCCCATAAAAAAATCAGCAACCAGATCACCTGGTCGACTACTGGCATTGATTATTTGCCTGAGCATATCCGCCGGTTTCTCACACGGATGTTTCCCCGGGTAGAACTGAACGGGTTTATGCATCCAGACATCGGTATAAGGCACGGAGACTGATACGGAGAAATAGCGCCGGAGAGATTTAAACTCATCCAGCAATTCAGAATATTTACGATTCAGTGAATCATAAGATGCCACCAGCTGGTGGTGTGGTTGTTCCAGTTGTTGTTCCTGAAACTTCTCTGCCGCTATACGGGAAAACAGTGCCTGTAACTTCCGATAGTCAGCCTCATTCGGCAACTGCCACTGACTGGCACCAAACCAGTGGGAAACCATATTTTTCTTACCTGTGGCTTCAGCAATTTGTTTTGCCGTTATACCCAGTTCGGCACGAGCATCCCTGAAATACGATATCAGCGGTGCCATTATGTGCTGTTTGAGTTCCCTTTCTTTTGCCGCATAGCCGTCACTTTTGCCGCGATATGGCCCCTGGTAATGTTCAGCAAACAGAACGCGCTCTGTGGCAGGAAAATATGCGCGCAGACTTTCTTTATTACACCCATTCCAACGTCCGGAAGGCTTCGCCCAGATGATATGGTTAAGCACGTTGAAACGTTCACGCATCATGATCTCAATATCAGATGCCAGGCGATGCCCACAGAACAGGTAAAGGCTTCCGGCTGGTTTCAGTACCCGCCAGAACTGGGCCAGACAGTGGTCCAGCCACTTCAGGTAATCTTCGTCCCCTTTCCACTGATTGTCCCAGCCGTTGGGCTTCACTTTGAAGTACGGCGGATCGGTAACAATCAGATCAATGGAGTTATCAGGCAGGGACTGAATAAAATGCAGGCAATCAGCGTTGATTAAATCAACACTGTTTATTTTTACAGTATTTTTCATGGATCAGTAAGCGTAACTCTGGTAGGCTCACTCTGCTTTTGCGCTAAAGCAGTGGGCCGTGGTTCGCTTGTGACAAGTAAGCATGAGCGAATGGCTGGCAGGTGCTACCAACACCCACCAGCCGCCCATTTTCACAGCAGGAAACCGCCATTACTGGCAGCGTCTGAATTTATTCCCGTACCCGCCGTTATCCTTCGCCAGACCCGCCAGAACTAACTGAGTCAGTATTAACTGGCACCGGGCTTCGCTTACTCCGGTAGTTCTCGTCATCATGCGTGGCGTTACCCACTTGTCAGCAGGTAAGAAATGAAGGACTGCGGCGGCGGTTTCTGTCATATCTTGCTGTTTTAGCATGTCTTTTTCCCTTCTGGTTAACATGACATACCAATAACTCTTGTCTAAAAAGCCAGCAAGATAAAAAGTCAGTATTCACGACCACCAGCGTGTTTACTGTGCTGCACCAAGTTTACAGGTACAAAAAAACCGCTCAGCGGCGGGTTTAAGTTGTGTGGCGAAGTAACCACTCTTAACACGATATAATACTTTTTGCGTACGCGTTAGGATTTTTATAAACTATGCGTCCCCATTCTCGCTATCTTTAGTCGGTCCTGGAATACACATGAAAGTTAGAAGCATAGGATTTACAATAAATAACAATAACAAAAATATTAATACCGTTGACGTAATGAATGCTTTTATCAACGCATCAAACAGAGAACACAGTCGCACAGACTATACTCGTAAAATTCTCATTTCGGATGTGAATGATTTCTATTATGGATTAGTTGTCACATTCAGAAACCAAAAAAAGAACTGTAAGTCGCAATTTGTTGATGGTAAATTCCAGCTTAAAATTGAAGATCTTCAAGGAAGTGACAAACTTGCTAATTTCAACTTTTTCTTAATTAAAAAATCTAATCTTTCTGGTCTCTATATGTATCACCACGGTTCATGCAGTCTGAACACTCTCTTTTCTCATTTAGAAACAATAAGTAATGAATTTATCAGAAATCAAAATAAAGAAGAAATAAAAAAACTTGGTGATAAACCAAAACAAAAAGAAGTAACTGCAATAAATAAAAAATACAAAGAAAGACTGACTTTCAGCCTTATGACAAATAAAAACAACATTCAGAGTGTTTTATGTCAATTCAAAGAGATTAAAAGCACAAGCTTTAAATTTAATTATATAGATTTTAAAGGTGGACCAATGACTGCGCTTGAACAATTTGTTAACACCACCACAATAGATATGAATTTTAATTCTAGCGACAGAACAAAAGTGCAACAACTATCTCAGAATCTTTCAAATATTTATAATTCTATGAGTGGAGTTACTAAAGCACAGGTTATTGCAGTAAACCATGCAGGAATAGAAAAACCATTGATTTTATGAACTGCCCTGTTTTTTTTGAAACATACGATTTCGATATAATTGCCGATAAAGTCAATGGATTAACAAACGATAATTATACAACAAACTCTGTTTTTGATATGATAAAAGAAGAAATGCTGAACGGGACGAATAAAAATGCCTTTATATGAATGGCTAATAAATAAAAGATTGAGGTATCAGTACCTTACACTGCTTGCATTCTCGATCCTGGCATTGCTTGCACTTTACCTATTGTACAGAAACACACCTAAAGTAAGTGTTAACTTTTTTGATTTTTATCATAAAAACTTACGAGGCTATCTCTTCTCCGGTTTTATTTCCGTGGGCTCATTTTTATTGAGCCTGCATACCTTTGTCATAATAAATTTACGCGATAAGGTTTTTGCAACTCAGGAATATAAGGAAATTTATAGCATTGCCACTGGTATACCTATTGACAAAATCAATGATAGTGTACTTTATAAACCTTTAGACAATTTATCCTCATTTATTAATACATCAATATTATGTTCTATCACAACAGCAATTGCACAATTCACTATTGGACTTTCAACTAATTTATATGCATGCTTATTTTGCGTATGGCTTGCAATACTAACGGTATTTCTTTTATTACATTGCCTCATCATAATCAGACAAAATATTAAAATCTTATTAAAGCAACAGAGAAAAAAGGGGGGTAATTCCCCCTAATATTACAACATTGAAAGCACACCATCCAGAAAACCAAGAGCTGTTTGCAACTCTTTTCTTATTGTCCCATCAGAACACTTCTGCTTCTTTGCAATAGTTCTTAGTGAGATGCCGATAACAAAATGAGCAATAACCAACTCATACTCTTCGGGCTTATATTTCCGCAATCGCGCAACACAGCTGTCAATCATGATTCCTTCATCATCATCGCATTGTTGGCGTGTTTTCTTTCCATGAGGTAGTAAACCTTTAAACCCTGCAGCAACAGGCTGCCAGTCCACACCACTGTTATCTGCTGCAGCCCATGCACCCCAGCGGTCCAATACTTCATACATATCACGCATCAACTTTCTCCACAAAATCAGGCCAGCACGCCAATTGCCAGTGCACGATCGATAAAACGAAATATCAGCTCCAGCTGGGAGCCATACTTCTCTTCAAATGCCACGGTATCCGCATGCAGCTCGTCGTGATGCTTTCTGCACAAAGGCAACACAAAGAGGTCATGCGCTTTTGTAGCCATTCCACCCTGACCGTGACCTATCAGGTGGTGGGGATCATCAGCAGGTTTTCCACAACATGCGCACGGCTGCGTCTTAACCCATCGCGTGTACTTTTCATTAACCCAGCGGCGACGTTTGGGGCGTAACATAAAAGACTCCGGCGACTCCGGCTCCACTTTCAGCGCCAGCACCTTTTTCGCCTTATCCTGGATGATGCTGGTGGCAGGAACCGAAGGCACAAGGTCACTTTCCCGGGTAACAGACGGCACAACAGGCTTCGGTAATCTCAGTGCCTTACGGGCTGCACTTTCCGGTAAGGCATCCGCCAGATCATTACGAATCAGCCACCAGCACAGTTCCGGCATTGTCACAACATGACTGTCATCAAAACCGAGATCCCGACGCACAACAGACAACACCCAGCGGGCACTGTTATCCGTTGCCATTGATTCCAGCCGTTCCGTGAACTGATCGCGCAGCTGGTTATCGCAGTGCCAGCACAAACGGATTGCGCCCGGAGCGTGTCGCATTGTTGTCATGTTCTCGCTGTGCCAGTCGGTATGAGGCCACTGGCAGCCCTTTTCACGAAGTAACCAGCTTTCAAGACATTCCACGCCACCAGCACGACGGATCACTGCCTCATTGCGGAACACGGCCCGAACGGCAGGATCATCCGCCAGCGGTTGTGATGCCGCCGGAACGGCGCCACTGGCGAAAGATGAATAACTTTCCGGCTCAGGCTCCAGCAGGACACGCCCCTGCATAAACAGGGGCATCAGCTCTGAACCAGGCCTGAACAATACGATCCCCATACGCGGGGCAATTTCAGGGGTCAGTAGTGCTCTCACGGTCACCTCAATGAACGGTATCGAGCAGCTTTAACAGCTCAGTGAATCGGGATTCGAAGAAATGCGGCTGCGTCTCGCGCGGATTTGCAGGACTGGTGATGTTCTTGCCGAACATGCAGCCTTTCGCCGTCAGCGACCAGAATTTTTTGATGTTGTTAATCGCTGTACGGCTGTATCGTTCGCGCTGTTCGACGATCCCCAGCTTCGCCATCTGGTGATATGCCTGATTAGCCGTCAGGCGGATACCATACTGCTTCAGCAGTGCACTCAGTGACAGCGTGGGGCGGCTTGAGCCATCAGGCGCGTCAGCAGGAGCATCAATGGCATAACGCGGTGCCAGATTCGGTAAGCCAACAGCCTCCTGGAGTTTCTGACAGGCCCCAAGCACAGATGAGTTAGACAGATTTAACTCCCGGCGCATAAAGTCCAGCAGAATCACGCCAGCCTGCATCTTGTCAGCAGCCTGTCCGGATAACTTTTCCGGCGCGCTGGTTACCATATCGAAAGTACGGATCACCTTCAGATGGAATGACGGGCTGATCCACATTGCATAGGCATACACCAGTTCCTTACAGACATACGTTCCCCGTTCATTTCCCCCATGAATCACACTCACCGGGTCAACACCCAAATTCTGGGTGTTGATTAATTCATGAACAAGATCAATAGTTTGTTGGCTGGAAAGAAACTTTCCTGGCTCCTTGGTTCTGGCATTTGCACCAGTTGCTACTGCTGCGCGATGCAGATCGTTCAGGCTGTAACGCTCATAAGCATCACGACGAACTTCAATACCATCAATGACCATCAGATTATTCATACTTCGTTTCTCCTCTTAATCAGGCAGCTGCACCCGCCGTTTTCTCGTACTTACTGATAGTGATCTCGACCTTCCCTTCCGGGATAACCGGTCCCCACTCCACCAGCATTCTTTTCACCTGACTGTCGTCTTCCCACACCCCCGCGTGGGTCAGGGCGTCAAACAGCGCCTTGTTATAGTTGTCCAGATCGCGGATCCTGTTATCCGGAGGAAACAACACGATCTCCACTGAAGCAGGTGCCGACGTTGGTTTCGGCAGACGACGTAACTGCTCAACTATTGCTGCGCACGCCGCGCTCTGGAATTTTCGCCCCGCCGCGCTTATCAGGCTCTTACCAGCAAACGCCCCTTTGTTGGGGTGTCGCCAGTACGTGTTCACGCTGGGCGGAAAAGGCAGGATCAGCTTCATACTTTCAGGCCCCTCTCATGTAACCAGTGGGCTGCACGCAGCCTTGCGTTTTCCTCACCGGCAAGCAGTGAGCGGATAATCCCGACCGCCTCGCTGTCGTCGTCCTTCACCGCGGTATGAAGCGTGATGCCCCGGGCCACGCCACGCTTTATCGTGATGACGCCTTTTTTCTCCAGTGCGCGAAGATGCTCCACCGCTGCATTCACTGAACGGTATCCCAGCATGGTTGCCACCTCCTGATTGGTTGGCGGGAAGCCACGTTCTTTCTGATAAGAAATCAGCATATCCAGCACCTGCTGCTGGCATTGAGTTAACGTCGTCATGCCGCCATCTCCCTGACCAGTTTTTCTGCCTGCTGGCGAACCTGCGCCAGAAAGGCCTCACCACATGCCTCAAGTTCATAGCGCCCGATGTAGCTGATTGCCGGTCCCTTCCAGGTCTTGTCGAAAACAGCAATAGCACCAGCGAAGAAAGCGCCTGTCGGCACCTGCTTCTCATCCTTCGGGATAAACCAGGCAGGCAGTTCAAAACCAATACGCCCGCGAATAAAAGCAATATGATCTGCATCTTCCGGCCACCACACTTCGCTGGTGGCAGCTTTGATCAGGAAAACATAGCGCCCGCCTTTATCACGCATGGCACTGGCATGCTTCATGATGTAACGCATGCCGGTGATGTATTGCCCCTCATGCTGACTGGCGCGGCTGTATGGGGGATTACCAAAGGCAGCACCTTTAAGCTCCGCAAGGCGTTCTGACCAGTCATGCGCCAGCGCGTTGTCTTCCGCCGTGTAATACGCAGCACATTTGGCGTTATCACCGTCAGTAAACAGATCCAGAACAAACGGGCCAAACAGAGTGTTAATTCCCCAGAAAATGTTGTCCGGCGTGCGCCACTGATCGCCCACTTCCTTCAGTTCATGGGCTGGTTTGTTCCGCAGTTCCGCCAGCGCCTGGCAATATTTATTACTCATTAAGCCCCCACGTAATTCCCTGAGAGATACCACTCTTCACCTGATGCAGCCCGCTTACTGCTTTTCCGTAAACACCGTTCACGACGCGCCAGAAAATTGTTTCGTTCTGGCTGGGAGTGGCTTTCACGGAATGCCGCCATCCACACCGTTGCAGCACGACGGTATAAGCCCCTGGACTCCAGTTCTTCCGCCTGGCGGGTCAGGCACAAAATCACCCGCGGGTCGTTAGTGCCGACATAGAAATTGCGCACAGGTCTGGTTTCACGAACTGGTTGTGGTTCCGGCTCCTGCGCTCTCTCAGTCAGGCGCGGGAAATGTCTGCGTGTATCTCCTTCACAACGGTGAGCCACACGCCCACTCTGACGTAACTTGCTTGCAGACTGCAGAACGCGCTGCCGTGAGTAACCTGCAAAAGCATCCGCAATGTCTCCGGAAGTACACCCCGGATGGGCTTCAATGAATTTCTGAACGTCATTCAAAAGACTCATGCTCACCCCCTGAATCCTGCCGGGATCTGGCTGTAGTCCACGTTGTCGTAACTGGATTTGAAATACGGGTCTTCGCGTTTTTCTGTGTATGTGCTGATGGACGGCGATAAGCGCAGGGAAAGCTCATCCCATTTTTCCCGCAGCTTCGACGGGCTGAGCACGTTACGGCACCAGAACGGATCGCGGCTGACGCGGCTGTACATCTCGCAGATTTGTTTGTGAGTACGACCATCCTGCACACACATCAGGCGAATTTCGTTTGCCCAGGCTGTCCAGTTCGGTTCTTTGGGACGAACCACCTCGCCGTCACATTCGGCGGCCTGCTCGTACAGGGCAATGATTTTTTTCCAGAGCCACTGTGCGCAGGTCAAATCATCCTGCGTTCCCCACTGGCGCTTTTTAGGGCTGAATACAACCGCATCAGGATGGCGAGTTAAAAAATCCTGTTCAGCCGTCTGCGTGTCCGGTTGCGAAGCGTCCGGACGAGAAGGTTTTTTATCTGACGGATCATGTTTTGATTTTACTGACGGATCCCCGCCAGATTCTGACGGGTGAAAACCCGCTTTTTTGCCAGATTTCGACGCATCAAATTTTGACGTGTCAGATTTTGATGCGTCAGATTTTGACGGGTCAGAATCTGACAGTTGAGAAAATGCCACTGCCTGAAGCTTCGCAACGTTAAGCTGATAAACATTCGACGCATTGCGGTTACCCTGGCGACGCGCCTTACGCGTTAACCAGCCTTCTGCTTCCAGCCGTGCGATAGCCGTTCTGACGGTACTCATCCCCGCGCCAATCTGACGGGCAATAGTTTCAATTGATGGCCAGCACACACCTTCGTCATTACTGAAATCAGCCAGGCGGGCCATAATTGCCACGCTGGATAATTTCATGCCTGACGCAGCGCAACCATCCCATACATAGCCGGTTAATTTAGTGCTCATGACCGACCTCTATTTCCCTGAATTTACGACGAAACTGTTCGAGCGGGCTGAAGCACTCATGCTCATAGCCTTCACGGAGGTAGATAACCCGTTGTGTTTCCGGCTCCCAACGAATGACTCTGACGGGCACTCCGTAGTGATCTTTGAACCAGCGGTTAACTTGTCGCAAAGGACTGTCTCCTTCTGCCGGTTGAAATCCCCCACAGCCCACTCAGCAAAGCTGTGGGTTACAATTTCCCTGTCACCTGGTACATTTACTGCATAGCAATACTCCACCTTCGCTTTTCCACCCGGTACAGGAAGCGCAATCAGTTGCGAGCGACGGTAGTGTGTTGTTAAACTGTTCATGCGTTAGTTTCTCCACAACCAGAAGCAATCGACGCCACGACGCCCGGAGCTGCACACTCGCGGGCGTCATTACTTTCTGAAACGCAAAAAATTTTGTAGACAAGTGCTGCATGCTCCTGCAGCTTCGAAATTGAGAGGTACAGCTCGTCGTTAATTGCTGTCTTCTCATGCGGTTCCACTACACCGTCTTCGATTGCCGAACGAATCTGTTTTGAATAACTGCCGATCTGTTCAATGACTTCCAGTAAACGCTGGTTAATATCGGCATTGTCCACATCCTCGACGTCAGGAAGAGACACAAAGACGCCATTTGCAGACTGCGCCACAGCGTCGGCAATGAAGTGAGTGCCACCAGCACGTTGTAAAATCATTGCCCATCCCAGCGGGAAAATCTGATCGCCATCGGCACGAAGGCGGTTAAATAATGCGTTCTCTGTTACATCCAGCCACTCAGCAGCTTCAGCGTAACCCCCCGGCAACGCCGCGATAGTTTTTCTGACAGCTTTCACGTACCACTCAGGCTGTTTTTCCACTTTCCAGTGATGATTACCCACGGCTTACCTCCTGTTCCTGTGGTTTAAACCCATTCTGGTTTTGGCTAGATTGAAAACGTGCCGGATAAAGAATCTGCATTTCGCTGATTTCACCCTTAAAAAAATTGGCCAGACGTTCTGCAAGATCGATAGATGGAATTTGTTCCAGTCTTTCAATACGACTCAGCGTCGCTGGATTGACCTGAACGCCAGCAGCAACATGCTGCAAAGTAAATCCGTGCGCCTTACGCACATTCCGTAATGGTGATTGCATATGACCTCCACATATTGCGTGATGAGCATATTATTTCACGCAAATATTTTGCGCAAGTTGATTTGCTTAACGCGCAATAAAGAAATGTAATAAACGCATGAACATAGGAAACCGAGTCAGACAACTTCGCCAGGCGAAGAACATGAAAATCGCCGATCTCGCTGAAGCAATAGGAGTGGATGCGGCGAATATCTCACGCCTGGAAACAGGTAAGCAGAAACAATTCACTGAACAAGCCCTGAGTAATATTGCCAGGAGCTTAGGTGTTGATATTGCTGATCTCTTTACCTCAGACGTCAAAAGTAATACTGTATGTAAAAACAGTATTAGTGAGGATGTTGCGCAGGTGAAGGATGTATTCCGTATTGAAATGCTGGATGTCAGTGCCAGTGCGGGAAATGGCCTTATCCAGGGCGGTGATGTCATTGATGTGATTCATGCCATTGAATACAGAACTGATAATGCTGTATCGATGTTTGGCGGACGGCCAGCCAATCACATTAAAGTTATCAACGTTCGTGGGGACAGTATGTGTCCAACCATTGAGCCAGGAGATCTCATCTTCGTTGATGTCAGTATCAATCAGTTTGATGGAGATGGTATCTATGTCTTTGGTTTTGATGATAAAATTTATGTCAAACGACTGCAAATGATACCTGACAAACTACTGGTGATTTCTGATAACCAGATTTACCGTGAATGGGGAATTACCAGCGAAAATGAACACCGGTTTATGGTCTTTGGAAAGGTCTTAATCAGCCAGTCACAAACCCTTAAGCGACACAATTAACCCTTACCTCCTCATCAATTAGCCACCCAAAGGTGGCTTTTCATTACCCTTTAAATTGCATATCTCGCAACAAAAACACTTGCATAATGCGCAACTTCATTTTATCTTTCTTTCCAGACAAACAAACAAGGTACTAACAAAATTTGGTTGTAACACGGCGTATGGCACATGCGTCGTTAGCGGTCTGGGGACGTTAAAGGGGACAATCCACTCCTTGCTCGGGCAAACAAACCAGGTAGCCGGAATGTGCAAGTCAATGATGATGCTGATAAGACGCCTAACCAGCGTGGCGATTCGGTTTGACGCCTGGGAAGAGACCAGGGTGCAACGATGAGGGCATTTATGGAGCCGCGACAAAGTGTGGTGCCGTAACTGGCTAAGTGCTCTCAGCGTTGTGGTAATCCGCGAAATGGCGCGGCGGTAAGTATGGCGGGGTTACTCTTTCCCCGTTGAGGACACCGGATTGTCAGGTTGACCATACGCCTGAGTGACAACCCCACCACAACAGCCACTGCTTTGGCGGTACCAGTTTGTACCCTTGCTTCCGGCTGGTACCGCTCTTTTTACAAAACAGAGAAGAGCATCACCGGACGACGGGCTCATAACCCAATCCATCCGGGCGGCAGTCACCGCAGGTGTTCTTCTCTGTTTTGTGGAGAAACCAACCGACCTTGCAGGGTCGATATGATGGGGAGCAGCAAAATGGCTAGCGAACGCAGTACTGATGTGCAGGCATTTATCGGGGAGCTGGACGGCGGCGTATTTGAAACCAAAATCGGCGCAGTTCTCAGTGAAGTCGCTTCCGGTGTGATGAACACGAAAACCAAAGGTAAGGTCTCGCTCAACCTGGAAATCGAACCGTTTGATGAGAACCGTGTGAAAATCAAACACAAACTCTCATATGTTCGCCCGACTAACCGCGGGAAAATTTCCGAAGAAGACACCACCGAAACGCCGATGTATGTCAATCGCGGTGGTCGCCTGACTATTCTGCAGGAAGACCAGGGACAATTACTGACTCTTGCCGGTGAACCTGACGGAAAACTCCGCGCAGCAGGTCATTAATATCGTTCTTAATTAACTGATTATTTATCTCATCACTGAATATCTTTATATAGTGAGGACTTATTATGTCTCAGAACTTAGACGCAACCGCAATTAATCAAATCCATGCCCTTATTTCTGCTCAGGGTGTTAATGAAATTATCAGTAAGATTGGTGCCGATGCTGTGGCATTGCCTGAGAATTTCCGCATTCATGATCTGGAAAAATTTAATTTAAATCGCTTCCGTTTCCGTGGTGCGCTTTCCACTGCCAGCATCGATGACTTTACCCGTTATTCTAAAGATCTTGCAGATGAAGGCACCCGCTGCTTTATCGATGCTGATAATATGCGAGCCGTCAGTGTGCTTAACCTGGGTACTATTGATGAACCAGGTCACGCAGATAACACCGCCACTCTCAAACTGAAAAAGACAGCACCGTTCTCTGCCCTGTTGTCTGTTAACGGCGAGCGTAACTCCCAGAAGTCACTGGCAGAATGGATTGAAGACTGGGCCGACTACCTTGTGGGCTTTGATGCTAATGGTGACGCCATTCAGGCAACAAAAGCGGCTGCGGCGGTCCGTAAAATCACGATTGAAGCAAACCAGACCGCTGATTTTGAAGACAATGACTTCAGCGGCAAACGCTCTCTGATGGAGTCTGTCGAAGCGAAAACCAAAGACATTATGCCAGTAGCATTTGAGTTTAAATGCGTTCCATTTGAAGGCCTGAAAGAACGCCCGTTTAAATTACGCCTCAGCATTATCACTGGTGATCGCCCTGTACTGGTTCTGCGCATTATTCAGCTGGAAGCAGTACAGGAAGAAATGGCTAACGAATTTCGTGATCTGCTTGTTGAAAAATTCAAAGACAGCAAAGTAGAAACCTTTATTGGTACTTTCACCGCCTGATTTCATTACTGCAAATGCCCCTGCGGGGGCATTTATGGAAACGTAATTAACTCAATAATCGCCTGATGGCGAGGGTTTTCTTTAACCAAAATTCAGCGCGGTGCAGCGCATATACGTGGAGAACAAAATGTCATTTATTAAAACTTTTTCCGGGAAGCATTTTTATTATGACAGGATAAATAAAGACGACATCGATATTAACGATATCGCGGTTTCCCTTTCAAATATCTGTCGCTTTGCCGGTCATCTTTCGCACTTCTACAGCGTCGCCCAACATGCGGTTCTTTGCAGCCAGTTGGTGCCGCAGGAATTTGCTTTTGAAGCGTTAATGCATGATGCAACAGAAGCGTATTGCCAGGACATTCCCGCACCACTGAAACGCCTTCTTCCTGACTATAAACAAATGGAAGAAAAAATAGACGCCGTAATCCGTGAGAAATACGGGTTACCCCCAGTTATGAGTACGCCCGTGAAATATGCCGATCTCATCATGCTGGCAACCGAACGCCGCGATCTCGGGCTTGATGATGGCTCTTTCTGGCCTGTACTGGAAGGTATCCCGGCAACAGAGATGTTCAACGTGATTCCACTGGCACCGGGCCATGCCTACGGGATGTTTATGGAACGCTTTAACGAGTTATCGGAGTTACGCAAATGCGCATGAATGTTTTCGAAATGGAAGGGTTTCTTCGTGGGAGATGTGTACCGCGAGATCTGAAAGTAAATGAAACAGATGCTGAATACCTGGTGCGTAAATTCGATGCGCTTGAAGCTAAATGTGCAGCACAGGAAAACAAAGTAATACCAGTGTCAACTGAACTGCCACCAGCAAATGAAAGTGTTTTGTTATTCGATGCTAACGGAGAAGGCTGGCTAATTGGCTGGCGTTCTCTCTGGTACACCTGGGGACAAAAAGAAACCGGAGAATGGCAGTGGACATTTCAGGTCGGGGACCTTGAAAACGTCAATATCACTCACTGGGCAGTAATGCCAAAAGCACCGGAGGCTGGAGCATAATGACCACTTTTACCGACAAAGAACTGATTAAAGAAATTAAAGAGCGTATCAGCAGCCTTGACGTGCGAGACGATATTGAGCGCCGTGCTTATGAAATCGCACTCCTATCTCTGGAAGTAGAACCAGATGAACGCGAATCTTATGAATTATTCATGGAAAAGCGTTTCGGTAACTTAGTAGATCGTCGGAGAGCAAAAAACGGCGATAACGAATACATGGCATGGGATATGACTCTCGGTTGGATCGTCTGGCAGCAACGAGCTGGTATCCATTTTTCAACAATGTCACAGCAAGAGGTGAAATAATGGAGCCATACAGCCTCACACTCGATGAGGCCTGTCATTTTCTCAAGATATCCAGACCGACTGCCATTAACTGGATACGCACAGGGCGTCTTCAGGCAACACGCAAAGATCCCACTAAGAATAAATCTCCTTACCTCACAACACGACAAGCCTGCATTGCGGCTCTTCAGTCTCCGCTGCATACTGTCCAGGTGAGCGCGGGTGATGGCATAACAGAGGAAAGAAAATGTCACTCTTCCGCAGAGGTGAAATATGGTACGCCAGTTTCACATTGCCGAACGGTAAAAGATTTAAACAGTCTCTTGGAACAAAGGACAAAAGGCAGGCGACAGAACTCCATGACAAGCTAAAGGCTGAAGCATGGCGGGTCAGCAAACTTGGTGAAATACCTGATATAACGTTCGAGGAAGCGTGTGTCAGGTGGCTTGAAGAGAAAGCACATAAAAAATCACTGGACGATGACAAAAGCCGGATCGGATTCTGGCTTCAACATTTCGCAGGAATGCAACTAAGAGACATTACTGAATCAAAAATTTATTCAGCAATGCAGAAAATGACGAACCGGCGTCATGAGGAAAACTGGAGACTCAGGGCAGAAGCATGCAGAAAAAAGGGAAACCTGTTCCAGAATACACGCCAAAACCAGCGTCCGTTGCAACGAAGGCTACGCATCTTTCATTTATAAAGGCCCTACTAAGAGCCGCAGAGCGTGAATGGAAAATGCTGGATAAGGCACCAATTATTAAAGTGCCTCAACCAAAGAATAAACGGATCCGCTGGCTGGAGCCCCATGAAGCACAAAGGCTGATTGATGAATGTCCGGAGCCATTAAAGTCTGTTGTTGAATTTGCACTGGCAACAGGCTTAAGACGCTCGAACATCATCAACCTTGAATGGCAACAAATAGACATGCAGCGCCGGGTGGCATGGATAAACCCGGAAGAGAGTAAATCAAACCGCGCAATTGGCGTTGCGCTGAATGATACTGCATGTCGCGTTTTGAAAAAACAAATCGGGAATCATCACCGTTGGGTATTTGTGTACAAGGAAAGCTGTACCAAACCAGACGGAACGAAAGCGCCAACAGTAAGGAAGATGCGGTATGACGCAAACACAGCCTGGAAAGCGGCGCTGAGACGGGCTGGTATTGATGATTTCAGATTTCACGACTTGAGACACACTTGGGCAAGTTGGCTGGTTCAAGCCGGAGTCCCGTTGTCAGTGTTACAGGAAATGGGAGGCTGGGAGTCTATCGAAATGGTTCGTCGATATGCTCACCTTGCACCTAATCACCTTACCGAACACGCACGGCAAATAGACTCGATCCTGAACCCATCGGTCCCAAATTCGTCCCAGTCAAAAAATAAGGAAGGTACTAATGATGTGTAACTTATTGATTTAAATGGTGCCGATAATAGGAGTCGAACCTACGACCTTCGCATTACGAATGCGCTGCTCTACCAACTGAGCTATATCGGCCCTGAAAGGACATGTTCACGAACGTGAATCACGGTGGACAAGGTTAAAACTAACCGGGCGATGCGTCAATGGCCTTGTGAATCAAATGGCTACTTTTGCATCACCCGGTTTTATTTACGCACGAATGGTGTAATCACCAATGCCGATCCACTTGTAAGTGGTCAGTGCTTCCAGCCCCATTGGGCCACGCGCGTGGAGTTTTTGTGTGCTTACCGCCACTTCCGCACCCAGACCAAACTGGCCGCCGTCGGTAAAACGCGTAGAGGCGTTAACGTAAACAGCGGACGAATCCACTTCGTTAACAAAACGCTGGGCGTTGCGCATATCGCGGGTCAGGATCGCATCGGAGTGTTGTGTGCCGTGTTCACGAATATGGGCGATGGCATCGTCAAGATCGCTGACGATTTTGACGTTCAAATCTAATGACAGAAACTCATCGTCATACTCTTCGGCTTTAACAGCAACCACCTTCGCAGGGCCTGCCTGCAACTGCGCCAGTGCAGCTGCATCTGCGTGTAATGTCACGCCGCTTTCCGCCATTTGTTTGCTTAATGCGGGCAGGAAGCTATCGGCGATGTTTTTATTCACCAGCAACGTTTCAACCGTATTACATGTGCTCGGACGCTGAGTTTTCGCGTTGACGATCACTTTTAATGCTTCAGCGATCTCTACACTTTCATCAACGTAAATATGGCATACGCCTATACCACCTGTGATCACCGGGATTGTCGACTGTTCACGGCACAGTTTATGCAAACCAGCGCCACCACGCGGGATCAGCATGTCGATGTATTTATCCATACGCAGCATTTCACTGACCAGCGCACGGTCAGGATTATCAATCGCCTGCACGGCACCCGCCGGTAAGCCGCAGGATTTCAGGGCGTCCTGAATCACCGCCACCGTTGCAGCGTTAGTGCGACACGTTTCTTTGCCACCGCGCAGGATCACCGCATTACCGGTTTTCAGGCACAGCGAAGCGACATCAACCGTCACGTTCGGGCGCGCTTCATAAATCACGCCAATAACCCCCAGCGGTACGCGACGACGCTCAAGACGCAGGCCGCTGTCCAGTACGCTGCCATCGATTACCTGCCCCACCGGATCGGCGAGGTTACACACCTGGCGCACATCATCGGCAATGCCTTTCAGCCGTGCGGGCGTCAGTGCCAGACGGTCAAGCATCGCTTCGCCAAGGCCATTGGCACGCGCGTCAGCAACATCCTGGGCGTTAGCGTTGAGGATGATTTCGCTTTGTGCTTCCAGTTCATCGGCGATTTTTTCCAGCACGCGATTTTTTTCGCGGCTGGAGAGTTGCGCTAATTTATACGAGGCTTGCTTCGCGGCAATGCCCATTTGTTCCAGCAT